TCCAGGCATAGATGTTGGCCGTGTCGACCATCCGGCCCGTGTAGACGGTGGAGGCCGGATTGTTCACCGCATCGGCCCAATAGGCGAAATGCGCCTCGAGTACGCGCCGCTGGATCAGATCGTCGCGCTCGCCGTTGGAAAAATAGGGCAGCGCGCTTTCGCTCGATTTCGGATCGAAGAACACGTTTGGCTCGTTCGCGCCTTTGTCCACCGCAGGGCAGCCGAGCTCGGTGAACCAGATCGGCTTTCCTTTGGGCGTCCAGCCGGTGGGCGATCCCGATTCCGTGCCCATGGGGCGGTCGTAGTGCGCGTTCTCCCACCAGCCGGCCAGATCCTTCGCGCGGAACACCCACGGCTTGCCGTAAGCCTCGTCGGAAATCGTCGTGCGCGTCTGGCTCGCCCGGTCCGCGTCGCTTGCGTAATACCAGTCGAAATCTTCCCCGCCCGCTATGTTGCCCGAAAGATAAGAGAGCGTGTGAATGTCGGTCGGGCCGCTCACCGCGTCATAGTCGGCGTGCAGGGTGCCATCGCGCCAATCGGCAAGCGGCATGTAATTGTCGATGCCGACGAAGTCGATGTTCGCATCCGACCACAGCGAATCGAGATGGAACAGCACCGCACCCGGCGCATCGTTCGTCTGGTGATTATTGTATTCCGACCAATCCGCCGCGTAGCCGATTCTGGTGCCCGCCCCAAGAATGCTCCGCACGTCGGCGGCCAAACTCTTCAGCGCCTGCACCCCGGGATAGGCGATCGATGAATTGCGCACCCGATTGAGCGCCACAAATTCCGATCCGATCAGGAACGCGTCCACGCCGCCCGCCGCCGCGCAAAGATGCGCGTAATGCAGCACCATCCGCCGCCAACCCCAATCCGTGCCGCCCGTCCAGGTGACGGTCGCGCCGCTGACGGCGAAATCGCTCGCCGCTGCGCTGCCGAAGAACGCGTTCACCTGCGTTGCGGCCGTGCTGGTCTGATCCGGGCTACCGGACACGCCCGGAGCCGGATCGCAAGTGATCCGCCCGCGCCAGGGATAGGCCGGTTGCCCGCTCCCTTCCGTGTACGGATCGGTGAGCGTATTGGACGCAGCTATATCCATGAACAGGAACGGGCAGAACATCACGCGCCAGCCCCGCGCCTGGATCGCGGCAATCGCCTGCACCACGGATTCATCCGACGGCGTGCCGCCATAAGCCGGCCGCCCATCCACCTGCGAGACGGCATGGGCATCGGCCCGCGCCACGCCGTTCACGGTCCAGGTTTGCGGATAGGTCGTTTTTCCAGCGACCTCGACACCAGGCTTCACCGTGCACTGACCTGCGCGCAGATCATCGCCGAACCAGCCTACCACCAGCGACACCGCGCCGAGATTGGGCGCAAGGTTCTCCAGATCGTCGAGGGATTCCATAATGTCCGCGGCGGCCGTGGACCCATGCACGTTCTCGGGCGTGGTGCCGCCCTTGCCGTCGTCGGCATTCACCGCCTCCGTTGCGTAAACGAACTCGCCCGCACCTGGAATGAGCGCCACACCGGGCAGCAGGCTTTCCAGCGACGCCGGATTGTCCGCCGACAATGAGCGGATCAGTTCGAACTGCAACTGCGGGATGCGGTTGCCGAATTGGGCCAGCGGCAAATCCTCGAAAACGACATAGCAAAGCCCGCGATAGGCGGGTGTGTTGCCGGTGCCTTCGATTTCCTCGATCAGCGGATCGGCGGTCTGATCCTCCGTACCGGGATAGAACCGCGTCGTGACGGCCGACATGTCGAACAGCTTGCCATCGGCCCAGACCCGCCCCATGCGATGCACGACGCCTTCGCACAATCCGACCGCAAACGAGATGGAATAGAGATAATCGGTCGAAACCACTGTTGTCCCGCCGCCGCCCTTGCCGCCGCCGGCGCTCTGGCTGGCGGTGACGGCGGTTTCCTTGAACCGCGCTGCCCAGATGATCTCGCCGGCCACGCGCATCCGTCCGTATACGGCGGGAATGGCGGCGCCTTCGGTCGAGGCCAGGATGGACGCGTCGGATAGGCGCTGGCCCTCCCGGCGCACCGTGCCGCCCCCAATCAGGGCACTGTCGATGCTGGCGCCGGCGACGGCGCCGATGGCAGAGCCGATGATGCCGCCTATCGGCCCGCCGATCAGCGTGCCGACAACCTGGCCGACAGCTTCAAGAACGATGGTGGTCATTGGCTAGATCCGGAACGCAAACGCAAGGCGGCGCCGCCAGGCGCGAGAGAACTCTTCTTCGGACACGCGGGTGTTGGCTCGTGCGTGAATCAGCGTAAGCCCGCTCGCGCTATTGGCCACGACACCGCAATGCTTGGCGGGCCGGCGCGCCGTCATGCGGAAGAGAGCGATGTCGCCGGCTGCAATATCGATGCGGGCGATTTCCGCGAAATGGCGCTTGAACGCCGCATACAGCGTCTCGTCTCCGGTCGCCTCGCCCCAATCGCCCGAATAAGGCGGCGGCGTCTCCGGCTCATCGCCCGCCATCTCGCGCCAAAGCCCGCGCAAAAGCCCGAGGCAATCGCAGCCCAGGCCCTTCACGCTCGCCTGGTGCACATAGGGCGTGCCGATCCAGCCGCGCGCAGCAGCAACAATCGCATCGCGGTCAATTGCCATAGCGGCTCTTCCCGTCCAGCGCATCGCCGCGGCTGGGATAGGTAAGCACGGCGTCGTTTCCGGGCATGTAGGGGTAGCCCCGGAAATTCGCACCGTTGGCGAACTTCGCCTTGCAGGTGGCGAATTGCTTGTCGCATCCCGCCGTGACCGCGAACGTATCGCCCACCGAGACCCCTTCGCTCATCGGTTGCCACAATTCGATGCCGATGGCGGATGCCGAAATCGCATGCCGCTTCACTTCCATCGCGCGGCCCTCATTGGCGCCACCAGTCCAGGTGAGCTTGCCGCCCGAGAACCATCCGGAAGCAAACGCGCCAAGCCCGCTCGCGACGAACCGGCGCGCATCGGTCGCGCTCGTCACCGTGCCGGTGCCGTGGAATGCGGCATCGGAGAGATCGACCGTGCAGCGGCCATCGCCGAGGTCGGCGTCGCAGGAATAACCATAAGCGCGCCCAACGGGCTGGTTCAGGCGTTGCGCCAGCCCGCGCGCCTCGGCCTCGAACGCGAGCAACCCGCGCTTCACCTGGCCGAGATTGCCCTTGCGCATCAGCACGCGCTGCGCCGGCGTACTCCAATTCACGCGCCAGATCTCGACCTCGGCGTCGTCATAGAGGCCGGCCTCGATGGCGGCTTCGGTGATGGCATCGGAGGAGAGCGCGCCGATCGCCGAAAGATTGTCCACAGCGAGCCCGAGCGACGACTGCACCTCGCTTGCGGAGAAACCGGTCGCGGCCTCATAGGTGACGCCGTCGAATGCGACAGGCTCGTCGTGATCGGTGAACCCCTGAACGGCGCCGTCTGCCCGCGCGACCCGCCAGCACCAGCAGAGCGTCGTCGTGCCGGAATCGAGATGATCCTGCAACCCAGTGGGAAGCGTCTTCACAGCCTGATCTCCACGATGGGAATGGCCTGGATATTGCCGGCGCGAAACGATTCCAGATTGATGGAGAGCGCATCGGTGTCGAACCGCGCGGGCACGTCGAATTCGTAGCCGGCCGTCACGGCAACGCTCGCCGCCGGCGCGCTCGTGAACGTGACGACGCCTGTGGTGGTGTCCACGCTCCAACCGCTCATCTGTTCGACGCCGGCCAAAGCGACGCGCACCGTGCCGGCGACCGGCTTGGCTATTTTGCGGGTCCAGCTCGCCGAACCCGACGTGTAGATCTTCGCAAGCTGGAACGCGGTCGTGCTGCCGTTTCCGGTGCCGATGGCCTGATCCGAGGGGGCGATGCTTGCGTTCGGCGCCGAGGATTTGAAATCGGAAAAATCCTTGAAGCGGAAGCCATAGAGACGCCCCAGCCGCGCTTCAAAAAACGCGATCACCGCATGAATGTCGTCGAGCGATTTGACACCATATCCTACGTCATAACGCCGCCGCGAATTCGCCCACACGGCGTTGCGCTCCTCGAAGCCTGAGCCAAGCGTCACGATCTCGGTCTTGCGTTCCGGTCCGCCCGACGAACCAAACGCGATGGCCGTCGGAAACCTCACCTCGTGAAACGCCATGTCAGAGATTCCTCTGGCCTGCGGCCAGCGCGCGCGTCAGCAGGGCCGCGACCTGGGATTGGGACTTGAAGAAGCTCTGCGCGTCCGGCGTCTGGATATTCACCACCACTTGCGGGCGGGCGGCTGCCATGGCGGCATTCGGCACAATCGCGCCATTGCCCGAGGGCACGAACAATTCCGGCCCGTGCTCGCCCACAACATAGGCGCTCCCCGACCCCACCGGTCCGCCGACGGCCAACCCGCTGATGGCGCTGCCGATGGATTGAGCCACCGCCGACACCACGCCTTCTATCGGCTTCACGACGGATCGTTCGACGGTCACGCGCGCGAGATCGGACAGAATCGAATTGACCATCGTGCGGAACGACAACTGCCCGGTCTGTGTGGCTTTCAGCACGCTTTTCTCAAGCGCCCCGAAGCTGTCGTTGAACGCGCCCGTCATGCCGCGCGCGGCGCCGGCCACCGTCCCGGAGGCGAACGTGCTCACGTCGCGCCCCGCTTGTGCCAACGATTGCGACAGCGGTGCGAGATTGGCGCCGATCTCGACGACCAGGCGGTCCGAAAGGGTTGCGTCAGCCATTGTCCGTATCGGGATAAAGTTGCATCAATTCCAGCAGTTCGGAGCGGCGCATGGCGTGCGCGGCCGATGCCGCGCGAAAGCCGCGCGCCTGGGCGAAGCCCTTAACCGCAGCGCGCCATTCCACCAGCGTCATGGCCCAGAACACATCCGGCGCCAGGCCCATCGCCCCTAGTCCGGTTTCAAGGACCTGGCTCCAGCGAAAGGGCCGCCGCTTCCCGCCTCCGCTTCCCCGCTGCCCGCGGCGAACGCCGCGCTGACCGCGCGCACCAGCACCGGCAGATCGACCGGCAGGCGCAGCGCCTCCAGCGGCGTCATGTCGTGCCCGCCGCCCCGTATGAGGGCCGCCGTTACGATGGCGAGGTCGGCCGCACGCAACTTCTTCAGCCGCGCTTCAACCTCGGACAAATCGTCGAGCGAAAGCCCGTCCTCGATCTCCGCCAGCGCACCCAATGTCAGCCGCAGGCGGAACACCCGCCCGGCCGCTTCGAGTTCCGCCTCGCCGCGCGCTTTGTTGGCCATGAAATAATCCTGGTGTTGTTGGTGCCGGATAGCGACGAGCGAATGGCGAAGAGGTGAACGGATCGTTCCCACTATCATTCACCAATCGCCACAGAACGATCACTACAGGGCCGCGAAAGTGAGCGCACCGGCAGACGCGAGCGTCAGCGACATGCGCGCCTCGCCGTCATAGGCGCCCTCATATTGCAGCGCCGTCACCGCGAAGGCGCCCGTGACGGTGCCGAAATCGGGGATCACGATCTGCCAGTTCTTGAGGTCCTGGTTGAAGAAGATGCTGCGCACGGTCGCATCCGACGCCGCATCCTTGAACACCCCGGAGCCCGACACCGCCGCCTGGCGCACGCCTGCATTGGCGAGCAGCTCGCGCCACATATTGGTGGAATCCGCGTTGGTGATGTCGACCGTTTGCGCGTTGAAGCCGAGCGAGGTCGTGCGCAGGCCCGCGAGCGCCGTGAACGTTTCCGGCGAGCCGCCGTCGCCCAATTTGATCAGCAGGTCCTTGCCCTTCTGGGCTGCCATGATTGGTCTCCTGTTATTGAGGCTCGGTCACCGCGCGATAGCGCGCCGTACCGTGATAGGTCTCGCCATCGTTCTCGCGCCACACTTGCGACAGCGCGAAACGCAGATTGACCAGGCGATTGGAATCGAGGGCAAGCGCCGCTTCGTGCAGCACGTCATAGATCGCGGCAAGAACGGCGCGCGCTTCCATGCGCCCGCCGGCGCGCGACCAGACGTGAATGGTGAGCTGATGTTCAGCGCCGGCTTCGGTCGCCGTGCTCCAATCGGTCTCGCTTCCATCGCCGATCTGCACATAGGGAAGATCGGAATCCGCGGGCGGATCGTCATAGACCCGCGGCGGATCGCCGATCAGGAGGGCGAGCGTCGAATCGGCGCTGAGCGCGGCGAAGATCGCCTTCTGCAGGGGCCATCCGGCCTTGCTCATGAACGCGTGCCCTTCAATGCATCGGTGATGTTCTGCGCGACGGCCGCCACAATGCCCGGCCGCTCGGCCTGCAATGCCGCACCGATGACGGGCCGGGCCGGCACGGTTCGCGTGCCGAATTCCCGGGCCACCGTCGCGGCCCCTTCGAGCAGGACTTGCGCCGTACCGTCGGGCGCGGTTTGCACGGAAGCCTGCTCGCCCTGTGCGCGCAAACGCTCCGCAAACTGTTCCGCAGCTTCGGTCACGCCCTCGCGCGCCGCACGCGCAATGCTCTCTTCGAGCGGGACAAAGGAGAAGGTATTCACGATGGTGCTCCTTCCTCGCATAGCAACATCAGGCAGGCCGACGACGGCCCCTCATCCACCAGAGCCCGGATGGCGAAGAACCGCGAACCCATGCGCACGCGGTGATTGATCGAAACGTCGTCGCGCTTTCGGATGATGAAACGGCAGGAGACGCGCATTTCCGGGCGGCCTGCTTCGAGCGGCTTCCCGCCCGTTTCCACGTCGAGGGCCGCCCACACCACGGCGTAGGGCTCCCAGGTTTCCAGATAGCCGCCGCCGCCGTCGGCGGTCAGCACCTTGGTTTCGAGAGCGACACGCTGGCGCGCCTCGCCAAGCGGGAACGCGCTCACAGCAGCATCACCCGAAACGGCGCGAGCTGCGCAAGCGCATCGGGCGGCGGTGCAGCGGCCTCCCCGCGCGACTCGTAAAAATGCGCCACGAGAGACAACACCGCCGCCTTTATCGCAGCCGGCACATCGGCCGCACTCGCTCCATAGCCCGCCTGATAGGTG